CACCAAAAGCATATTACCCAGGAGTATAATGGCAAAGTACGCAACAGGAAAATACGCACGAGCAATATCAGATAGATCCGGTATGGAATTTCCATACAAAGAAATGGTCAGAGAGTGGAACGGATCGTTTGTTCATGTATCAGAGTTTGAACCGAAGCAACCGCAATTAGAACCAAAACCAATGAACGGTGATTCAATATCTTTGAGACATGTTAGACCTGACAGAATAGAAACAGCTGTCCCTAATATTTTACCACTAAACGCATTTACAACAACAAACGGATCTGCAACAATATCTGTTAACGAACCTGATCATGGTAGATCTAGCGGCGATACCGTAAGATTTAGAGATGCAAATGTTGTTGGTGGTGTAGCTGCAGCCACTATAAATTTAGCCGCAGGATACACTATTACTAAAACAAACGATGATAATTATACCTTTGCAACAGGCACAACATCTAGTATAACTGAAACAGGAGGAGGCGGTTCTGCATCAGCAGGGCCTGTAACGGTAACAGCATGATGAAAAAAATTAAAAATTTCTTTTGTAAATTATTTGGCATTAAACAATGTGAGTGTCCTGAAAATATGGACGAGCACGCAGAGTTATATTTAAAACCTGCAGAATCGGATACTCTGGTGTACGAGAACGAAGAGGCTGTAAAAGCTGGACATTGTTCTGGTCACAAAAGATTTAGAAAAACATGTCCTTTATGTTTGGAGATAGTTAAATAATGGCTGGATTAAGTGCATCAGGATTAAAAACACAGATCAGAAGTTATACCGAAACAGACTCTAATGTATTAACAGATGCTGTTTTAGAGAACATAATTTTAAACGCACAATACAGAATATTTAGGGACGTGCCTATCGATGCAGACAGAAAACAACAGATAGGTAATTTAGTTACAGGTCAAGAAACAATTAATGCTCCAGCAGGAGCTGTTTTCATAAGAGGTATACAAGTATATGATTCAACATCAGCTACAACTGGTGCTAATGTTTGGTTAGAGAAAAAGGACGTTACTTATTTACAACAATATGTTTCATCCACAGAATCAACAAAAAGAGGTCAACCAAAATATTATGCCATGTTTGGTGGCGCTACGGGTGAGGCAGATACTAACTCAGGAAGAATGATGTTTGCCCCAGTTCCTGATACTACTTACAAATTTAGAGTGCATTATAACGTTGCTCCAGCATTATTAGAGGGTAACGATACTAATTATATAAGCTTAAACTTTCCAAATGGATTACTATATTGTTGTCTATCAGAGGCATATGGATTTTTAAAAGGCCCGATAGATATGTTGACATTGTATGAAAATAAATATAAACAAGAGGTACAGAAGTTTGCTAACGAGCAAGTTGGTAGAAGACGAAGAGATGACTATACTGATGGCGCTGTTCGTATACCGGTAAACTCAGCAAACCCATAGGAGATTGAAGCATGGCAATAACATCGGCAATTTGTAATAGTTTCAAACAAGAAATTTTAGTTGGAACACATAACTTTACCGCTTCTAGTGGTAACACTTTTAAAATAGCTTTATATACAAGCTCTGCATCTTTAGGTGCTAGCACGACAGCTTATTCAACATCAAACGAAATTTCAAATACATCTGGATCTGCATACTCTGCAGGAGGTGCAACATTAACAAGTGTTACACCAACATTAGATTCTTCAACTGCAGTTTGTGATTTTTCAGACGTTAGTTTTACATCTGCATCTTTTACAGCTAATGGTGCATTGATTTATAACGACACACAATCTGACAAAGCTGTTGCCGTTATAGCTTTTGGTGCCGATAAAACTGTAACAAGCGGAACTTTTACAATACAATTTCCAACAGCAGACGCATCTAACGCTATTATCAGGATAGCATAAGGAGGCCCTCCTTATGTCAGAGACATCAATCTGGGGTGGAGATGATCCTTCCGTAGCATGGAATCAAAACTCTTGGCAATCTAATCAAGCAATCGTTTCATTAACGGGTGTATCAGCATCAACGTCAGTTGGGAGTGTTAAATCTTTTCCTGAGCAAGGTTGGGGTTCTGATAGCTGGGGTGATGAAAACTGGGGTGAAAGTAGTTTAGATGTAGAAGTTACAACAGCAGGTGTTGGAACAACAGCGGTTGGTTCTGTAACCGTTTCGGCAGAAATAAATTCAGGTTGGGGTAGACAAGCTTGGAACGATAACGCTTGGGGTATTCAAGGAACTGTATTACTTGATGGTCAATCAGCAACAGCATCGGTTGGATCAATATCTCCCGCTGATGTTATGGGAGTTACTGGAGTTTCTGCAACATCAAGTGTTGGCGCACCTACTATAATTGGGAATGTCTCACTCACACTAACAGGAATTTCTTTAACTTCATCAGTTGGCTCATTGTCTCCAGCAGATGTAATGGGTGTAACTGGACAAGCTGCTACTTCTGCGGTTGGATCAATATCTCCAGCAGATGTAATGGGAGTTACTGGAGTTTCTGCAACCTCTTCAATTGGTGACTCGAATATAACATCAAATCCTTTAGTAGCGCTAACTGGATTATCTACGACTTCAAGTGTCGGATCAATATCTCCTGCTGACGTAATAGGATTAACAGGAGTTTCAGCAACCTCTTCTGTAGGATCCATAAGTCCTATTGATGTTATGGGATTAACAGGTCAACAAGCAACTGCCTCTGTAGCTGCTTTTGGCACTGCTTCAGGTTTTGGAATTCAAGCATATTCTAGCGTTGACACAGGATCAAATTCTTCGTATACAGATGTTGCAACTGGATCAAATACAAGTTATAGTGACGCTGCATAGGAGATAAAATATGGCATCAACATTTACACCTCTAGGTATTGAACTTCAAGCAACTGGTGAAAACGCTGGTACGTGGGGAACAAAAACTAATACTAATTTACAAATTATAGAACAAATAGCTGGTGGTTTTACACAACAAGCATTAACAAGTGGTGGCACAGTTAATTTATCTGTTTCAGATGGAGCAACTGGAGCTGTGTTATCTCACAGAATGATAGAGTTTACCGGATCATTATCTGGTAATGCAGTTGTTACAATACCTTTAGATGTGCAAACTTTTTATATTTTAAGAAATTCTAGCTCTGGGGCTCATACCGTACAATTTAAATATGTAACTGGATCAGGAGATTCTTTTACTTTTTCAGCAACAGATAAAGGTGATAAGATTGTTTTTGCTGCAGGAGATGACAGCACAAACCCAAATATTAAAACTCTTGCAATTGGAACTGGTATAGCAAGTGTTGCTGCTGATACATCACCACAATTAGGTGGCGATCTAGATACAAACGATTTTAATATTGCATTTGATGATGCACATGGAATTAATGATGAAAATGGAAACGAGCAAATTGTATTTCAAACTACAGCATCTGCAGTAAATCAATTTGATATTACAAACGCTGCGACTGGTAATGCGCCTAGTATATCAGCAACAGGTGGTGATTCAAATGTAGACATTGCTTTGATTCCAAAAGGAACAGGTGAGACTAAAATTGGTACGGGTGCAGCTAATGCAACCCTAACATCAAATGGTGCACATGATTTAATTTTAGATACAAATTCAGGAACTAATTCAGGTACAATTACGATTACAGATGCAGCTAATGGAGATATAACTATAGCTCCTAACGGAACTGGAGTTGCTAAAGCAGTAGATGCTGGAGACAACACAGGTGCTATTAAAATTGCAGGTAAAGAAACTATTTGGGTTCCAGCAAATGCTATGTATGCTAATAGCACAAACGGAGCAGAGGCTAATCAAGTAGAATTATCTAATGGCCCTGAATTAAAAGTTTTAGATTTTGATAAAGATTCAGATGAGTTTGCACAATTTGCTGTTGCATTTCCTAAATCATGGAATGCAGGGACAGTAACTTTTCAAGCTTTTTTTACAGCTACCTCAACAGATACAGGAACCACTGCGTGGGGACTATCTGGTGTAGCTTTAGCTGATAATGGAGATTTAAATACGGCTTTTGGAACACAAGTTGTTGCAACGGCAAAAGCACATAGTGGAACATCTAACGATTTAGATGTAGCAGCAGAAAGTGGAGCTGTCACAATAGCAGGATCACCAGGCGCAGACGAATATGTCTTCTTTCAGGTATCAAGAGATGTGTCAGCAGATGATTTAAACGCTGATGCAAGATTATTAGGGATTAAATTATTTTTTACTACTAGTGCTGCTAACGACGCATAAGGAGTAGAATATGAGAGACCATAAAATAAACGGAATTAAAATTGAAATAATAAAAAATTCCAATAAAAATAAATTTTCAAAAAAAAGAAAAGGATTTGGAACTCAAATTTTAGGATTTGGTTCAGGGGGATCTGGTCCACAACCTTATGATATACAGTGTTTAGTCATAGCTGGTGGTGCTTCTGGTGGTTCAAAGTTTCACGGAGGAGGCGGTGGAGCAGGAGGATATCGTCACAGCACTCTTTCTGCCATTGAACCAGGAACTGTTTTAACTGTAACTGTTGGTGCTGGTGGAGCTGCAGTAGGAGCTCGAACAGACCCGAATGCAGGTAGCACTAGCTCATTAGCAAGCCCTGCAATTTCAGATATTAGTACCACTGGCGGTGGCGGTGGAGGTAGTTATTATGAGGGAGCTGGTAGACCCGGAGGATCCGGAGGAGGTGGAGGCTCTAGAGCTGGCGGCCAATCAGGAGGTACTGGAGTATCAGGTGAAGGAAATCCTGGTGGAAGCACTAGTACACACAGCCCAAGTGCTAATTCCGCAGGTGGTGGTGGTGCTGGAGCTAGTGGTACCGGTATCTCTGGACCAGGATCATCGGGAGGTCCTGGTGGTGCTGGTTCAAATGCTTCACCAATAGATTCAACTTTAAGAGCTGGCGGTGGTGGCGGAAGCTCTACTTCATCAAATGGTAGCGGTGGCTCTGGTGGAGGAGGAGCCGGCGGTGGCAGCAACGCAACAACTAACACCGGTGGTGGTGGCGGCGGCAGCAGTGGCGGAGGCTCTGGCAGTGGAGGATCAGGAGTTGTATTATTAAGATTTCCCACTGCAAATTTTTCTGGCACTACATCAGGTTCGCCAGGAGAATCAACGTCTGGTGACGATACAATTTTAACATTTAACTCAAGTGGAAGTTACACAGCATAATGGCACATTTTGCAAAATTAAATGAAAATAATATAGTTGGAACAGTTGTTGTTGTTAGTAATGACGTAATCGTTGATGAAAATGGAAATGAACAAGAACAACTAGGCGTAGATTTTTTAAATAATTTACACAAAACAGATAATGTAATTTGGAAAAAAACTTCATACAACACATATAATGGTAAATATTATGATCTAGATGAATCTGGTTTTAGAGTTGAATCAAATGACCAATCAAAAGCATTTAGAAAAAATTTTGCTGGTTTAGGTTATACTTATGATGCAACTAGAGATGCTTTTATTCGACCAAAACCTTATGATAGTTGGATATTAAATGAAACAACTTGTGATTGGGAACCACCAGTTCCTGAACCTGACGATGGTAAAGACTATGACTGGGATGAAAATTCTAATTCTTGGGTTGAAATAAATATCACATAGTGTATATTTAAAAAAATTATGGTTAGAAAGAAATATGCAAACGGTGCCTGGAGTTTTTATTTAGATCAAGTTGAAAATTACGCGTATTGGGAAAATATTTTTACAAAAGAGGAGTGTGAAAAAATTGTAAAAATCGCTTACAAAAAAGGTTTAACGCAAGGAACAACTGTTAAAAAAGAGGGACAAGAAATTAGAAATAGTAAAGTTTCTTGGTTGTATGCTTCAGATGATTTAGAGTGGGTTTTTCGAAAAGTCACAGACGCTGTTGTAGATTTAAATGATAGATTTTTTAAATTTGATATATTTGGATTATATGATGGTTTTCAATTTACAAATTATAAAGCTCCATCAGGTAAATACGGAAAACATATTGATAAATTATATAAAGGCACGATTAGAAAATTATCTGGTTCAATACAATTAACTAATCCAAAAGAATATAACGGAGGAGAGTTATATCTTTATCAAGGCTCTAAAGGTGATTTAATGAATCAAAAACAAGGAACATTAATACTATTTCCTTCATATACTTTACACGAAGTAAAACCTGTTACAAAGGGAGAGCGAAACTCTTTAGTATTTTGGGTTACAGGAAAACAATTTAAATAAATGTTACATAAAAAATATTATTTTTTATGTAGTGTGCCAAGAGCTGGAAATACAATATTTAGTTCTTTTATAAATCAATCAGAAAAAGTAAAAGTAACTGCTAATAGTGTTTTACCAAGTATTTTATTTAACTTAGACAATGTTAAACAAGACCTTATATATAAAAATTTTCCTGATGAAAAATCATATTTAAATGTATACAAAAATATTATAAAAAATTATTATAAAGAGTGGCAAGCTAACTATATTATTGATAGAGGCCCTTGGGGTACTCCTAAAAATTTACAATTATTAAAATTAATAATTCCTAAACCAAAATTTATTATCTTATATAGACCTGTATTAGAGTGTTTAGCTTCTTTTATTAAAATAATAAATCCTAGTGCTAATGCTAAAAACAATGAAATGTTGTGTGATTACTTACTAAGTAGAGATGATAATATTGGTAAATCTATGTGGAGCATACAAAATATTATAAGTAATAAGGAGGATTATATAATTATAAACTATGATGACTTTGTTTTAAATCCTAATGTTGAAGTTAAAAAAATTTTTAAGTTTTTAAAAATACCTTTTAAAAGTTTAAATACCTCAAATATTAGTCAATTTTCAATTAATAATGTGCAATATGATGATGGTGTTTTTAACACATTTTTTGGAGAACCCTTGCATACTATACGAAATAATAAAATAGAAAAAAATTCATATAAGATAGAGGACTATTTACCAAAAAAAATAATTGAAAAATACTCAGAAGTAGATAAAACCATATTACAACACGAATATAAATAGTTAAGATTTGTGTAGAAATACAAATAAAATTTTATATAGTAGACCACTATGCTACAAAAAATAGGATTTCAGCCAGGTATAAACAAACAAATATCCGAAACCACAGCAGAAGGTCAATGGGTAGATTGTGATAATGTTAGGTTTAGATATGGTACACCTGAAAAAATAGGTGGTTGGAATCAATTAGGTGGCACAGGATCTAATGAATTAACAGGTGCGGGTAGAGGACTTCACCATTTTATAAATAGTTTATCGAGAAAATATTCAATTATAGGAACTAACAGAATACTATATGCTTTTTCTGGTGGTGTATTTTATGACATACACCCTATTAAATCTACAACAACGCTTACAAGTGCGTTTACCACGACCAACGGATCACCAACCGTTACAATAACTTTTAGCACATCTCATGGCATAAACCCACAAGACATTGTACTACTTGATAATTTTTCTACAATTACAAATTCTAATTTTAGTTCCTCTGATTTTGATGATAAAAAATTTATGGTCACAACAGTTCCAAATGCAACAACTATTACAATCACAATGCCATCAAATGAATCAGGATCTGGTGCAACAACTTCGGGTGGTATACGAGTACAACATTATTACCCTGTTGGACCAGCAGTGCAAGCAAAAGGTTTTGGTTGGGGTTTAGGATCTTGGAGTGGTGAGGACACATCTGCTATAACTACAACTTTAAATGGAGCGTTGTTAGATGATACTGCAGGAACAGGTGGATCAGGAACATCTATTACTTTAACTGATGCTTCACAATTTCCAAGTTCAGGTACAAACTTTATTCAAGTAGGTAACGAAGAAATTTCTTATACAGGTGTTTCTGGAAATAATTTAACAGGTATTACAAGAGCTGTTAGAAACTCTACCAGATCAGCACACTCTGATGGTGCTACGGTTACAGACTCATCCGAGTTTGTTGCATGGGGTGAAGCAGCATCTGGTGACTTAGTATTAGAACCAGGTATGTGGTCACTTGATAATTTTGGTGACAAGGCAATTTGTTTAATACATGATAGTGCTGTATTTGAATGGAACTCAGCATTATCAAATGCTACCGAAACTAGGGCTGCAATCATTACAGGTGCACCAACAGCGTCAAGACACATGGTCGTATCTACACCGGATCGTCACTTAGTATTCTTTGGCACAGAAACAACCATAGGTGATACGTCTACACAAGATGATATGTTTATAAGATTCTCGGATCAAGAAGATATAAATAATTATGTGCAATCAGCAGAAACTACAGCGGGCACACAAAGACTGGCTGACGGATCACAGATCAGAGGAGCAATCAGAGGTAGAGATGCAATTTATGTTTGGACTGACACTGCCTTATTTACACAACGTTTTGTTGGTCAACCAGCTGTATTCGCATTTTCACAAGTTGGAACACACTGCGGACTCGTTGGACAAAATGCGTGTGTTGAAGTAGATGGTGCTGCATACTGGATGTCAGAGAATGGTTTCTTTAGATATGCAGGTAAATTAGAATCATTACCATGTTTAGTAGAAGATTTTGTTTATGATAATATAAATTTAGAGTCTGGTAATCAAATGGTATCAGCAGGATTAAATAATTTATTTGGTGAAGTTATATGGTTTTATCCAGAATCTAATTCTTCGGTTGTAAATAGAATGGTGGCTTATAATTATTTTGATTCATCTACAAGAAGACCCGTGTGGACAGTTGGTAGTTTAGCAAGAACAATGTGGAGAGATTCTGCAGTATTTGGTAAACCCCATGCTTTAGAATACGATGCATCCACTGATACATCCTTTGATGTTGTTGGAAACACAGAGGGTAGAACAAGTTACTATGAACATGAAACAGGGACAGATCAAAATAGAAATGGAACAATAACTGCTATAACAGCTAACATATCCTCTGGAGATTTTGACATTACACAAAGAACGGCAAGGGGTGCCACAACAGGCACAGCAGATCTTAGAGGAGATGGAGAGTTTCTTATGAAAATAAGAAGATTTGTTCCTGACTTTATATCACAAACAGGAGCAACTAGAGTGACTTTAGAATTAAGAAATTTTCCAAATGATTCTCAAGCAAGTTCAGCTCTTGGTCCTTTTGATGTGACTAGTTCAACCACAAAAGTAGATACACGTGCACGAGCAAGAGCGATTGCATTAAAAATAGAAAATACAGCAGCTAGTCAGAGTTGGAAACTAGGAACTTTTAGATTAGATATACAACCAGATGGACGTAGATAATGGCAAAGATAGCACAAGTAATAACTAGACCTAGTAAAGAATATGATTTGTTTACAGCAGAGGCACAAGTTAGAGATCTTGATGCTATTGTAGAAAAATTAAATACAACGTTTCAAGAAGAACTAAAAGAGGAAGTGGAAGCATTTAACTTCTTTATTAACTAATGGCTAATTTATTTAAATTTGTAGGAACAGATAATAGCACATCAGGTAGTGCTATAAATCCTTTTGGCACTAATAATCCTTTAACAAATGAAACATATGTAATTAAATCTATTTTAGTTACATCTGAAGGGACACCTACTGTCACGGTTACAAACAATAGTATTACAGCTATAAAATCAGCGGCATTAACAGCAAATGTTACAACAGAATTACTTACTCAACCATTGGTAGTTGAGGGTGGTAATACTTTAACCATACAATCAAGCAACACAGATTCGTTTGATGTAGCGGTTAGCTACTTAAATATTAAGAAAGAGGTAACAACATAATGATTGAAATACAACCGGATAAGATTATAGAAAAGATAACTAACAAGAAAACAGGGGAAAAATACAAGAATGATTCTGAGTGGAAAGCAAAAGGTATACCACCAGAAGACATTAGAAGAGATGTAACGGTGATCATGCCGAGTCTTGATTTATTCCCTAAAACAAAATAAGATAGTAAGATGGCCATAACTAGAGCACAACAAGCAAAACAGATGTTACAAAATGGAGGACGTATAGGACTTCGATTTGGAAATAGAGGTCCTGGACAAGCTTCAAGAGAGTCAAGAGAGTCAAGAGATAATAGAGACAGAGGTATGGGTATGAGTGGTAAACAACGTTCTGCTCCAACTAGAGATACGGGCGGTAGAGATCCAATGGCACAATTTTCACCAGAAGCTGCAGCCACTGCAAGAGAAATGCGTAACGCAACTATGGGTGTTGGTGATAGATTTGTTCCAGATTTTTTACCCACAACAAAAGCTATAGCAAATCTTTTTCAAATTTCAAAACCAACTCCTTTTGATCTTCAAAGAAGAGGTTTTATACAAGCGTTAGGAACAAAACCAGTAATTGGTGGTGGCGGTGGTGGTGATAGTCAAGCAATGGCTGGTATACCCACATGGATGCAACTAGGCTTTAGTAGTGAAGCAGAATATTTAGCATCACTAGAACAAGATGAAGAAAATGAAAAAGATGACACAGATAAAAGAGCTTTAGCATTTAGAGCCGATGGCGGTAGAATAGGTCTTCAAGAAGGTGGTGGAATCGAACAAAGATTAGAACAATTAGGTGGTGATGTAACTTCTGCAGAACAGATGTTACAAGGTATTAATAAAAGATTAGAGACAGCTGAATCTAGTTTAGGTTCAGGTGGTGGAGGTCTTGGTAGTTTACCATCTAACCCTATGCAGACTCCTCCTGGAATGTTTCCAGCAGGTCCACCTAATTTTGATACAGCGTTTGGTGGTGCATTCAAAGGATTAGATATGTCAGGATTTAAACCTGTTATGTCACCGCAGCAGGATATGGTTAACTTTTCAATAAATGGAAATGAAGTGCAAGGTATGAATAGTGCTTTTGTAGGTTCGTTAAAAAAATATTTAGATTCAACAGGACAAGGTGATGCTTTTTCTATACCAGGATTTACTCCACTAGGACAAGCACAAGCAGTTCAACAAGCTCGTCCTGGACTACTTCCTAATACACGACCAATGGGTATAGCAGCAGCTGATGGCACAATGTCTCTCATGCCAAATCCACTATCTCCTCAACAACAAATGGAACAAGCTAATGCTGCAGCTGAAAAATTATCTCCTGAAGAAAGAGTTCAAGGTGCATTTGGTACATTGCAAAACAGAGCAATGAAAACTCCTCAAGAACGTGCTTATCTTAACAGAGTTATAAAATCAGAAGGAATGGATTATTTATTTGACCTAGATTATTTCACAAACTCAGGGTTACGTGCAGGTGGCGGAGGAAGTTTAGGCATACCAGCAGCAGGTTACGCGGATGGTGGTAATGTTGTAGGTGGTGAGTTTGATTTTGAATCTGCAAGACAGATGTATGGTCTAGGTAAACTTGTTAAGAAAAGCACGTTCTT